ATCCGACCATCCCCACCGTGGGGTAGCCAGACTCTTAAGGCTATAAGTGACGCTCTCCATTCTAGGAGACATCTTAGCCTTTCGTAGTCCTCCGTACAGTAGAGTCTTCAAAAGGGCTGGCTCATTCACTGAGCCAGAGCAAACCCTAAGGAGCTCGCTGAGCCACTTCTTAAAATGCTTCGACCTCCGTTTCTTACCTTCAGGAATATCGATGGTAAGTTCAGCCCAGGGCTCGAAACGAATCGAGCTCATCCTAGGCCTATAAGCGGAGTAGAGCCACAACCCGCCAATCTGTCGAGACGGCGGTATCGGACTGATAATCCCAGCAGTGACCCCTTCATCAGGAGGCACTACGGGGTAACCAGCTTCGAGAAGCTTAAGGATTAATCCTAAAGTCCTTGGAAGCTGGAGATCCGATTTTGCGGCCCAAATGGCTAGCCGGTTAAAGCAGGAGAACAAGTCCTGATCAGACGAGTACCTCTTGAGGTAGACAGGCCTGACATTGATGCCGTCGTAAAAGTCAGCACCACAGGACTCCCTAAAGGGACCGCTAGAAAAGCTCTTGGACTGGTTGACCTTAAGACCTAGGTATTCTAGCGTCTCAACTAAGAGGTCAAACGCTTCAGGAACGACGACAATATCGTCCCCGAAAACGCCCCACGTCCGCTCGACAGTAGGATTACCTTCTTTGTCGGTAACCTGCTCCTTGTGCGGAAGGTCGAGGGTTCTGTAAACACCTCGGACTAGTGCGGCCAGTAAAGCGGTCTGCATCGGGAAGGTAAAACCATTCCCCATCGTTGAGGTCATCGCCAAATCAATCGGCGTTTTGTCGACCAAGACACTAGGGGTCCGGAGGATTTTCATCCACCTAACCACGCTAGGAGGGAACATATACTCGACAAGTGCGAGACTAATATAGTCTGAGCACTGCGTCAAGTCCATGGTTGCGTACGCACCGTATACTGAACCACGCCTGGCCAGCTCCTGGTTATGAGCTGGCTCGCTGGTAAAGTCAATACCGACGCGATTTTGCAACACTTCTTCCATCCGCGACGCTACTCCCAATTGGAAGTAAGTGTTTAAAGATGGTTCTGTCACAACGATTCGCTTACGCGAGTACTTCTTGGGCACGAACGAAAGAAGCCCATGCTCTGTGACTTCAGCCCTACCCCATCGTGCTTTTCGCGCCATTTCGGCGGCTTCGCATAAGGGATTGTGAAGGACTGAGGACTCGTACCAGGATCGTACGAAATCACTGGACGCTGTCTGCCGCGAGTCTCCTACCTTGAAATAGAAAAGGCTAGGTTTCTCACCAAGGCCGACAGAACGACCCGGTCCAAATCGGGCCGCCGTTTCGATAGTCGCCATAGTTATGGGCGAATCTGGTTCGTTTTGCTGAGCGAACCAGTCCCAAAGATACATCCTCGCGCTGTTGATAGCTATACCAACGGCGATAGGATAATCAAGGGTTCGAAACTCCTCTACACTTTTCTTACGGCAAGCTTCATTAGCTGCAAGAAAGTCGTTAAAGGAATCCAGCTCAGCTGTTGCGCTGACCTCTACTTCGGACTTTTTGAAGGCGCAGGCAATTGCCGATAGTCTTCGAAATTGCTCCAATCCTGACTCGGGAGGGATCCCAAAGCGCAAAGGGTCGAAGCGGTCCTCGTCTGAAAGGCCAGGAAAGCCAAGGTCGCTGCACAAAGCAGGAAAAAGAACAGAACTAACATCGTTAGGGCTGCGCATATCTTACTCCAATGAGGGTAAGGACTTGGTTTGGCCTGCCTAGTGGTCATAACGTGCCACTTAAGCAGGAGTCAGCTAGGCCGCCGGCCTGATTGTAAAGCAACCCGCCAAAGAAGGACCAAAAGGCGCGGATCTCGTTAGGATCAGCACTATCGACCCCTGCGGGAATTGCAACCTCAAGACGAGCCAGGATAGGTACAACAGCCTGACCCGCAAGGGGAATAGCTCCCTTCAGGACGATCATTTTCCAGACATTTCGTGGCACGCTGGTTAGGCGGCCAGTCCGGGGATCGACTAAAGAAAGGGGCTTGAAGGCAGACGGCTTTGTCACGCTCACAAGGAACGGTGACGAGACCGAATGAACGCTGACGTCAGTCTGGGTACCACCCAGGCTTGTAACGACGAACTGCTTCATATTCGGTGCAACCACCAAGTCTTGACTATTTGTGTAAGTCGGACTGGTGAGCCCAGTAACGGTTGCCCCAGTAAGGGGCGATGCAGGCTGAAAAGCCATGGTAACTCCTGAGTTATCGCTCACGGAATGAGCGGACAAGACTGCTTCCGAGTACGGACAAATTTCTAATTTGATCCATGTTCGGGATGGTAAGCCGCAAGTCACGGTAGCTCACGGCAAGGTTAGCCTTCACACGATTAAGGGTTCTGTATTCCGCCAGTCCCGCCGCGGGTATAAGTGGCCATGAGGTTGGAACTCCCCAACGGGAGGGAAGCCCCACCACTATGCAAAGGCGCGATGCCTCTACGGAAGTGGATTGAGTCGCATAGACCAAGTTACGCGTGGAGGTGAAGACACCGTTTACAACGTCGCCGATAGTTGAAAAATAGTCGGCTACGAAGGAAAACGGCAGAAGTTCGTAAAAGGTAGGCACAACCTGTGACAGATCGAAGTTACTTAGAGATCTAAGTCGCTCGACTGAATCAGGCGGGTCAACAGAGACCTTGACTGCTCCCTTAAAACGAACTTTTAGTACGGGAACTTCCTGGACAAAGGTTTGAAAGACAACCCTGCCAGGGCCCGACAGGACTGACACAACGGAATAGCTAGTGACGGGCAGTTGAACCGGTACAGTTACGGAGAGTCTAACGACATCCCGCTGCTTGTCCGACAACCGCTGCACAGCCTCCATTATGCCGTCGATGTCACCCATCAAGGGTGAAACACCGTACGTCCATTGCAGATAGGCGTTCTCCATTAGAGCATTCGTTCGGTTTAGCATCAAAGCTAATTTTCGCCGAACAAGCTCGTTGGAAGACCGGCCGAACCTGCGGGTAAACCTTTCTCGGACTCGTTTTAGTCTAAGTACCTTATCACGGTACTTACGAGTCGATTTAAGTATACCCTTTAATGGATGGCGAATCATCCCG